AGATTGGGAATTTGTACTCGAACTTCCAGTTCGGAAGGTAGGAATTACTGGATTTGCAATGGTTTTGACAGGGAATAATATTAATAATAGCAGCCAAAATTTAATCAATCTATGGTTATCTGAACTGTAGTTGATCCTATGCAACTAGAACCAGATCCAAATGCACCACTACAAGTATGGACTCCTGATGACAAAGAAGTCATTGCACCAGATCCAAGAGTACCTCCACTACCTACTGTCGTTTGTCCTGATAAATGAGGTAGTGCTGCTATGCCTGACGATGGTGTTACAGCAGAAGGAGTTGCATCGCCCATATTTATAGCTTCCGTTAGTGAGAACGCTGACCCTGCCGTGGTTACTGACTTTTCAGTTTGTATAAGAGCCGGAACACCTGCGGTTAAACTGCCTAAATTTAAACCACCTATTTGTTGTGCTGTAGTAGATCCACCAGAAGTAACTGACGGAGTTATGTTATTACCTGATATTGAATATGTAGTACCTAATTTATTCGTGACAGAGTACGGCATATCCACAGTAATCTGGGCAGATGTTGTGAATTTTTGAGTGATGTCTGCTAGTGCTACAGAAGGGCTAAACAGTAACAGTAGTGCAAATAGTTTTTTCATTTCTTAGGTTTAGGATCTACTATTTCCGCATTCTCGATACGAAGCGGAGTCTCAATTCTAATCGTTTGATAATTACCAGATTGTGATGCTAGTAACGCTTCTACTTCTTTTTTATTTAATGGTTTTTCATCAGGTTTAAAAGTACCATCACCTCTTTTCTTAGCACCCTCCAAACCAAAACTGGCTAGTGCCCCCGTTAGGAGCGAAGCAGGAAAAGTTATATCCTTGGGTTCGTTACTGTAGCCGGGTAAAGATATGTAATTAAGGGATACTATAAAACCACTCCAAGCAACAACACTAAGTCTCACGATTACAGATATAAAAGCTAACTGTTCTTCTTTATCAGTTATGTTTTCTTTTAATTTTTGAAGTGGGCCTTTTTTAATTTCTTCTGTCATAACAACTTTTATTAGTCATACTATACATAATTACCTATTCTTGCAAACATGACGGAAGTACAAGCGATGTTGATAGGAGCAGCAGCTACTGCTTTTGTTATGGTTTTATCTAACATGAGTAACCGTAGAGAAAAAACTATTATTGATATTTACACTAGATTAAACAAGTTGTCGCAAGCGGTTAGCAGAATAGAAGGCAAGATACAATAACGTGTGCTATGTTTGGAAAAACAAACATACTATGTACAAAATACTAAAACCTATTTTGTTACGCTTCCTTTCTACGACAGGTTGTAAACGATTAATAGTTGATTTGCTGCGGTCAGTTTGCAAGCAGACCTCGAATACATTGGACGATAAAGCAGTTGATCTTCTTGAGCAGCAATTATTTCCTAAGTTAAACTGATGGATAAAGAAAAATTTCTAAACATTGAAATTGATGAGCCACCGATAGAATTAGAATTGTCGGTTGAGATGAGATGTAGAGAAGTTTTAGCTAGTGATGATTTTGACGATATAAAAAAATATTGTACACATCTAGTCAGATACCAAATGAAACAGGATGTTATCTTTGCTTCCATGCTTGGTAGGTTAGTAGAACTTGAAGCAATAATTGCAAAACAAGAAATTACAGAAGAGCGTAAAACTATGGACAGAATAAAAAAATTCTTTCATAATTAAAAAAAAACAGGAGATTATTATGTCACCAAAAGGAAAAGGTACTTATGGAACTAAAGTTGGTAGACCACCAAAAAAAAAGTAACATATAAGTAAGTCTTGGCATCTCACCATAGCTAGGACTAATACCTCAGAGTAATGGGTGGTCTGTTTACTTTGGGGTATTTTATTTAAAAAGGGAATTCTTCTGTATTATCATTACCTTTGTAAGTAGGTGTGTTTGGTGCTGGTTTGCCGGGTTGGTAATTATTATTATCTGCGTCAAACATGGTTACCATAACTGCTGATGGATTTGGTTTGTCACTAAAATCTGGCAACCCTGCTAAATTTACCCATCTATCAATAAGCATAAACTGTTTGCCTTGGTCATTCTCCATAATGACTCCAATGTTTTGCCAATTAGCTTTTCGATTCCCTTCTTTGTCTGTATATTCCCTCGTTTTGACTGATAGATTCTTTACTTTTTTTGCCATAAGGTGTCTCCTTTAGTATGCGTATTTTTACAAAACCACCAAGGTAGTTAGGATCCATTGTGGAAATAACAGTATTAAATCTTTTGTCGTTTATGCGTAGTGCATCAGACAATCCATCAATACCTGATTTCATTCTAGCAACTAGGTTGTCTCTGTCATAACTTCTTCTGTCTGGTGGTATAAACGTCATCTCTAAAACTAATACTTCTGGTAAATTATTGTACTTAGGATATTTTTTTAGCTGTTCTTTGGTTACGCTAAGACACGCTTGCCTGTATTGTTTTTTTGCTGTAGCTAATTTAGCCCAATGCAATCTTTTGTTAGGACTAAGATCGCTTGGCGGCCAACCTAGAACAACCTCAATCATTTTGTAGCTCCGTAATAGCTTCTGTTATTCGATCAAAATTAACCTTGTAAAATCTTTTGTCTAAATTCTCAAACCAAAATTGCCTATCAAGTTCTGCCAATTGGCATTGATACTTAGCAATTTTTAAAAGTGTTTGTTCTTTCATTGTGTTTTGCTCCATAGTTTGATTAATAATTCTAGTTCTTTAATGCGAACCTTTGCTGCTTCTATCTTTTGTTGACTTGTCATAAATTTCTCCTGTAAGATTCCCAATCAAAACCTATCACCTTACCTCCATTCTCACGCAACCTATCAGTAACTCTTTCTCCAAGATAATCTGATAGCTGTTCCTTTGGAATGTTTGATAATAAAATTGATGGCTTTCTATTTTCATAGCGTGTGTTTAGTACATCAAACAATACTTGTTTTTCGAACTCTGACCCAAACTGTACTCCCACCTCATCCAGTACCAGCAAATCAGGTGATGCAAATACATCAACTACCTGACTTTCTGTTTCTTCTTTTGTATGCCAACTATCTTTTACCCTTCTGATTAGACGTTGCACGGTGACAAATAATGCTGACCGTTGTTGTTGCATAATGCTCAACGCAATGCCGATAGCAAGATGAGTTTTGCCAGTACCCACTTTGCCTACGAAGATTGCACTTCGTCCTTCTTTTAAAACTAAATCAAAATTTTTTGCATATTCTGTTGCAAATGCTAATGCTTTCTTTTGACCACTAGTTTTTGCGACATAACTTTCCAATGTCCGATCTTTAAATCGCTCTGGAATTGCTGCACCAGTTATTTTTGCTTTCCATTTACTAGCTATACGTTCTTGTCTTAGCTTTTCATCTGCTGCCAATTGCTCCTTTGCTTCCTTATCCCTTTGAATCATCATGCATTTAGGACAGACTGTCCAATGCTCACCAATAAAATTTGTGGACGTATATGCACCATGCTCTGAACAATTGCGTTCTTCGGTTGGCCTTTCTTTAATTAATTTATCCAGCATTTTTTAGTACCTCCTTCCAAGTCTCATTAATCTTTTGCCATTTATATTGTTTGTTTAATTCATCGTATGTTTCTACATAATTTTCAAGCAAATGTTCTTGAACTTTTTTATTCATTTTTTTATCTGTTTCAGTTTTATGCATTGCAAGGCACAAAGCAAATTGTAAATTTGACAATTGCCTATTAGTTAAATCAAGTTTCATATTTCTTGCTCCCCCTCACCGTAGCTGGTAGTAGCAAAAGATTTTTTTTCTTTTGTAATCCAATCGCTTTTAAAACTTTGCCATCCTCTTGCTTGGCACATAACTAATGCTTCTTCCAAACTGATAGTAGTTTTTTTAACCTCGTTTTTTATACCGATGAAAGCAGTTTCTGTTAATGGTGCTTTCTTGTTTTTTCTATGAACTAAGAAATCATCCCATGTTTTTTTACTTACATTACGAGGACGCTTTAGCGTCTTATTATTATATGTTTCTTGTTTATTGTT